TTAACGCTCTTGCATCCAATGCCAACATTTCACTTTTAACAAAATTATCTAAAAATTCAGGATCATCATTTCCATCAACTGATAATATCATTTGCCTTGTCCTAAGTGATAGTGTTGGATCTGCATGTTGATCCTTCTTTATTTTTGCACGCCTAAATTTTTTTAATTCATCCTTTTTTTGATGCTCAACTCTTTTTTCATTTCCATGATTCAATAATCTAAATACTACTTTTCTTTTTGATCTTGGTAATGTAAACGAAAATCTATTTTTATGTTTAGCTTTTTCAACATCTGGATGTAATTCTTTGTTATCAATTACTGATAAATCAATACTCAATTTTTGTGTTTTTCCAGGTGCAAATGGATCATTCATTTCTATATCATAATCCTTTCCGTATCCTAGTAATCTTGCAGCAATCATTATAGCATTTTTATCACCAACCAATAGCTCATTAAATTTTACAGGCTTTCCTTCACCATTACCTACAACTAATGACTGTAAAAGTTTATCAATAACGACTCCTTGCGCAATATAAGATTGAGTTGTTAAAATATCCTCTTCTCTTGCTGTCATATATTTTAGTTCAACTTTTCCTGATGATAATGGATTTTCTTTTGGATATAACAATCCTTTTGATGGAAGATCAACAATTTCTGTAGGAAACTTTTGTTCTTTAACTTCTTCTACAGTTTTATTTTGATTATATTCCTCAGTTAGTTTTTGCTTTAATTCTTGGTCCGATAATTTTCCTTGATAATCTGGATCTAAACCTTCTGACATAACTTTCTCCTTAATGTATGTTTAATAACTTATTACCTAATAAATATAAAAGTAAAACAAAAAAAATCCCAAATCTTATTAGTGAAATGGGATTTTTTATTATAGCGATGCGTATATTAGTATTGTAATATTGCGTAATCGTAAGCTAGTGTTAGTTCAATATTTATAGGATCATCCGTTTCCCAATTTAGTTCACCAAAATTGGCAGCGGTGATAAATGCACCCTTTAGAGTCCATTCTTCGACTTTATCTCCAACAGGACCTAGAACATTAAATGTTACCTCTTTCTTGTAAAAGTCAGAGTATCCTGCTCGACCAGTTACTGATTCGTATCCTAGTCTTACCCATTCCATGACTGCTTGTGCTCCAGATGGTACAATAGGATCATATAATGATACTGTCACATCTTGCCATTCAGCCTTTCCTTGAATTTTTCTATAAGTGTTGATATGATCCATTTTTTTGGCTTCAATGTTTATATTTGGTCTACTTATAGACTTACAAATAAAACTTGGAATACCATCAATAGTCAATATGAATCTGTTTGATACCTTTGGTTGAAAGGCTTTAAACATTATTTCATCTGGTGCAATTAATTCTGCCATTGTTTATTCTCCTATATTATATAAATATCTATCTTTTCAATTTTTAGTCACCAAACGATGCACCAGTTGGTAAAATATTGAAGTCAACTACAATGAATTCAGCAGCTTTTGCTGGTTGTAGGAATATTTCACCTTTCATTATATTTCTATCAATTAAATCCGGTGTATTATTTGTTTCATCCATTACTACTCTAAATGCAAATAGTCCTTGATTCTGTTGTACAGTTTCAAGATATGGATTTACTATACCTAAAAATCTATTTCTAGTTTGTGTTGTATTATTTTCAAATACTAAGAATCTTGCAGATGATGCGATAAACTTTTTAAGGTTAATTAATAATCTTCTTACGTTTATTCTATCAAGTGCAGATGCTTTTACTTGTAATGTCTTTTGACCAAATACCGTAACTCCTTGTCCTGGGAATACAGCGATTGGGTTAACTCTACCGTCATATAATTCATCACGTTCAGAATGAGTCAATCTAGTGAATACATCATTTACAGTTGTTAGTCCACCTCTGTTTAGTCCGGCAGGTGCAAACCATTCTTGTCCAACTTTATCGTTAAACGAGAATACACCTGGTAATACTACTGATGGTGGTACCCATACAAATTTATTTAAAGCTACATCTCGTATTTTTACCCATGGATAGTATGTTGCAGCGTAACTAGTATCAAAGTTTTCTGCTTCAGCAACAACTGTTGAAATACTATCTATTGTATCTGGAGTTCCGTCATTAAGAGCGCAAGTATCCATTATGTAGAATGCATCTCCTCTAGCAGTTGCTACATCTATTGCTTTCTGAGTAACTGTTGGATGTAATCTTGAAATAATTCCTGGTGTTACAATCATATTAATATCATATTCATCAGCATTACTTACTGCATTTAATGCTTTTTTATACGATAATGTACCTTTAGCTGTTGCTGTAGAACAATCAAACCCAAATACATTTGTATTTGCAATTTCCTGTGCAGCCTTTTTCTTATTTCCTGGATTCGTTCCATCAAATCCTCCTTGGAATGGAATTAAGAATTTTCTTGCATTTACTGGAGTTGTTGATCCAGATAATGAAGCCGATGCCTGTGCAGTAGTTGAATGGCTTGGATGTACGAAATGTGCAGATAGGTTAAACGCAAGGTTTGATCCTGCATTATTACTATCAGGTAGAGGCATTAAATAGTTTATATTATCATTTGCAGTTCTAATGTTATCAAAGTTAAATCCATAATGTGCAAATGCTTGATATGTTTTTCCATCGTCCTCTTGTGCTTTTTTGATACCTGCAGCTGGCAAGTTGTCTAGTGCACTTGGAATAGGTTC